GTCCAATCAAATGGAGCACCAGTAAACACACGCGTTTTACCAACCTTGGCCTTTTCAAATGAGACAGGCTCATCTTTTAAATGGGCGCAAAAGTTAGGATGAGCTTGCTCATTATTACGATAAGTTAAAATAATTTCATCAACCCTATCCATAATTTCGGGATCCACCTTAACTGGATCCAGCATACCATGAGCGGGAGGAATAGTTTCCATAAAAAATTTTTTACTCATCTTCCATGGGTTACCAGCACTAGTATTACGATTTATTTTATCAATATAAGCAACTTGGGCTCCATTTATAGCAGTGAAATCATCTAAAATATGCAACATCTCACTTATTTTAGATTCATCCATGTTTTCAAGGACATCCTCAACATAACTCTTAGCACAGTATTCTAAAACACCTGTATCAAGAGTACCTATAGGTTTGACTAAATCTTTAGCTGCAATGTGCCACGGCACCCATGATTTCATCTCGGGCTTGGTGAAATTCACCTTGTAACCCTCGTTTGTAAGGAAAGAACTCATAGGTGTTTTAATAACACTGGAATTACTTTTACCACGGAAATCAGTAAATGAACCATACACATTTATGTCACCACTCTCTATATAACGAAAGACAGATTTTTTGTGCAATTCTGTGACTTTTCGTTGTTTACTTTTACTAGAAACCCTAGAAAAATTCCCTGATGATACATTAAATTGGTCCAACTTATTGTAAATTTGCTCAATAAAATTACCATCTAAGTGAGTGGCATATATTTCTCCCTTAACAATTTCATTAGCAAGAAAGTGTAATCCAACTATACAATATCCAAATGAACTTTGTATAACGAGTGGTGCACCACAATCTCCGGCTACAGTAGTATCATCACTTTTACCAACCCAAACAGCATGATTTGCTTCGATATTCAAATCTTTATATGTAAATTTGCGTTTAGGTAGTAATTGAATTTTCTTAACTGGATTAACTACACTTTGTCCAAGTTTGGATTTAGTAGCATAAGCACCGTTAAAAATACCATCAGCTTTCCCACGCTGTATATAGTGTACTATTTTCTTCTTAGGTGGAAGAGATCGTAAAGTCAGGAAAGCAAGATCGTGGTTAGGTACACGATGTATATCACTTTCACTAATGCAAAAGTCAGCATTAGAATTAACACCTTTAGCATGAGTAAATACTATATTGATGTATCCACCATTTGTCAAATCAGGAACATTAT